TGGATCAACTGGAGCAGGTGCTGGTGCAACTGGAACATTTGGGTCAACTTGACCTGCTTCATCCAATTCACCTTCTAGTTCAGCGAGAATTTCATTTAATTCTTCATCTGTAATTTCCATTCCTTCATCCATTGCATCATCTGATGCGGACATTTCCATTGGCATTGTTTCAGATACTTCATCTGAACCATATTCACCTTCAGAAATTTCGTTTTTTAATTTTTCGGCTAACATAGCTTCTAGTTTTGGTTGGAATGCTTCTTCCAACGCAGCTTTTGCATTTGCAAGTGCTGTAGCACGTACAGCCTTAGCGTCAGCAATAGCTTCTTTTAATAGATTTGACATATTTATTTTCCTTATTTGTGTGAAGTTATTGAGGATTTGAACTTCAATGAAGATTAATTAATTATATGTTGCGACAAAGGAAATGTCGTATTACTGTTAAATAAATATAAATAAAAAATTGAAAGTATTAAAAATTATTGATATTTATACTATTATGCCATATAAAATCAAAGGTAAGTGTATTTACAATAAAGAAACTGGTAAAAAAATTGGATGTACAGACGGTGATGTACAAAGATATTTACGTGCATTATATGCAAATGTACCAGATGCAAAAAAGAATGAAATACGAACAAAATTGAAAGAAATCTTTCGTAGATCATTTGCAAAGATGATGAATGAAACCGCAGAACTAAACAAAAAGAATGTTAAGTTTAGAGATGAATTAAATAAAAATCAAGGTCTTGATTTTAAACCATTTGAAGTTGCAAAAATTGCTGAAGTAACTGGACCTGTCAATAATAAAAATGCTGGATCTGGTATGGAATTAAGTTTTGATAAAGAATTTAATGAAAATACAATTAAGTTTGTTATTAAGAAACTAACAAATGAAGAAGATGATACCAAAAATTCTTTTAAATATGGTGTATGGTATACTGAATATCAAAACGAAGAAGATTTTGATAAACCTTCCGCTGAAATTCGTTATAAGTTATCCGATCCGATTCCAAATGATACTGGAGAAGGTGAAATAAAAAATAAATTATACAGTTTTATTAAAGACGCAATTAAGATCAATAATTAATTATGACACATTTAAAATCATTTATTACAAAAGAAATCGGAGAAAAAGAATATAAATTAGATGATATGGATCATCCAAATGGATGGGAGTGGAAAGAAATAGAAATGTTACTTGGAATGGGTTTTGAACCAGAAGGTGATGCAAGAATGGTTCTAAAAGTAAGACATCATGACGGAATGAATGATGTAACATATAAAATCTATAAGACAGATGATGATTTTATTCTATTGATTGATGATAGAAAACATTTATTTAAAACATTCAATGATATGTTAAATAAAATAGACGAACTTGGTTCAATAGAAATTTAAAAAATAAACCCCACTGTAAAAAGTGGGGTTTTTCGTTTCCATTTATAATTTTTTATTTGTTGGGATCTTTTATTTCAAAGTACTTTTCAAGAATATTTCCCATGTCTTCATACAAACTTACCATTTCAGAATTTTGTTGTTGACATTTAGCTGCATTCTTTTTAAATGTTTCAGACATTCTTTTCAAATCTTTGAAATGACGGATTGCAGTATTTTCTTGCATCCAATCACCACATTCATTTAATGCATATGTTTCTGCATATTGTGATATCTTATCAATGTTTTCTGCAACTTTCATTAATTGATGATATTCATAAAGAACTTTACCATATTCATTGTAATTGTTTACTAATTCATAAAGAGCTTTCTTTTCTTCCTTAGTAAGGGTTTTAATAGGAGCAGGTGATTCACCGACAGGTTGTGTTGGTTGTGGAGCAGTTTGTTGTTGTGGTTTAATACCAAGTGTTTCTGCTATTTCGGCTAATTTAATCATATGATATAAATATTATATTAATTTGAAAATGTTCTTGTTTTTACTATCATTTGTTTTAAATAATTTATTTTCTGGTATAGGACTATTCATTATAAACTTAATACCCTTATTGTTTATGCCTACAAATATTTCAGGATTGATGTTATTATTTACATGAATTATATTTGTAATTGTCAATCTTATACTATCTGTCATCTTATTGGCAGCAACATCAACTCTTGGAGTCAAGTATTTTTCAATTACATTTTTTAATTCTTCAAAAGATTTCCCGCCAGATAATGATGTATTGTTTACATATCTAAATGTCAATGTATTAAAAAGTTTTGTTTTAAATACTTTACTTAATCTAGCTATTTCTGGTATAGTGACTTCATTAAATAATTCTTTTTCTTTTGATTTTAAATCATTAGGATTTATTACAATTTCAAATCTAATTGTATTTTTTGAATTAAACTTAAGTTTTAATGATAAAATTTTATTTCCTTCAATCTTAAATGCCATTAATGTTTTAGAAGAATTTGGCATTCTAGTATTTGCATTATCTTTTAATTTAGAATTCAATATCTTTTCAGGATAAATTATAGATAAATTAGTCAAAAACTCGTCACTTATATATATATCCAACTCTTTTTTCAACTGTTCATTTACATCCGAAGAACCAGATGTAGCAACAGTTGGAACGGTAGGTGCAGATGTGCCAAGTTTTTGATTAAGATAATCAAGAATATATTTGAATCTTTCACCTTGAGTTTTCATCCATTCAAGAACTTTTTCTGGATTATAAGTTGACATATCTGGATTTGGTTGTATCTTAAAATACCAACTCAAATCTTTTAGAAAATCCAAATATAATTCTTGTTGTTCTGTATTTAATGCTTCATTAATTATCCCTTCGGGAACTATAGATCTTCCTTTTGGATTAATTATTAATGTTGTAGCATGGGAAGTTCCTGCATCTTTATTTGCAGGTGTAGTTTTATCATCTGAATATAATACTTTATAACTAACAGAAACATTTACCGATGCAGATATAGTTGAATAATTGTTTATATAATCCGGTTTAATCCAATATTCAAGAAACTGTCCTCTTGATTCCATTCCAATATAATTTTTATTAATTGGACTGTTATTCACTAATCCGAGTATATCAATATTACCATTAAATGTAGAACTAGTAACAAATAATATTGGTGAAGTTTTGTAAGCAGCAGTATGACTTCCACTTATTGTTAAATTATCTGATTTTGGTTGTTGAAAAATTTTAATTAAATCTGCATTTAAATTTTTAGGAGTAGAAAGAAATTCTCTTGATTCCGAAGAAGTTGATCCTGTAGGAGCAGTAGAAGTTAAAGATCCACTTATTGAACCTGTTGTAGCAGAAGATCCACTTGTACTTGTTGAACCTGTCGGAGATGTTGTAGGCGTAACGGAACCAGTAGGCGCAACTGAACCAGATGGTGAAATTGAACTACTTGTTGTTACTGTAGGTGTAACTGTTGGTGACGATGGAGTAATTTTATCAAATTTTTCTTTGAATCTTAAAAATAAAGTTTCAACGCCTGTATCTTTACTGTCTTGTGTTAATGTTCCAGCCCCAACGATATTTTTAAAGCCTTGACCAAATCGTGATAAATTTGCTCTAAAAAGATCACCTGCTGCTTCATTAATATTACGTTTCATATTATTTAATTTCGCCTAATATATCACGGATTAAATCTTCTACTTTTTCCCATTTATTTGTTAATGGGTTTTTTACAACTCCTTCTTGTAAAGATTGTTCTCCAGATGGAAACATAAATGCACCTTTAGTTGACGGATTACTAACAAAGTCAAATGCAATTAATTCAAAATCATCTTGAACTTCATCGGTACCTTCATGTACATTCTTTTTAACACTTCCCATTCCTCTGGAACTAATACCCAATTTAATACCACAATTGAGTAGTTCTTTTAAAATGTTACCACTTGGTGTAGTTAAAATTTCAACTTCACCCATTAAATCGTTACCGTTCCAGTACATTCTTTTCACATTATGACTTACATTCTTTAAGTTCACAACGCTACTGTCAGGATGATCCAATTCACCGAGTGCTCTTCTTTCTCTAATGAAATTATCATCATATTTTTGAGCTTCTCTTTCTAAAATTTCTTTGCCGTATACTCTACCATTTTGGTTTTTGGCTTCGGCTCTTTGTAGAACACCTTGTACAACCAATGGACCACCTTTTGCCATTGCTTCATTAAGTACAGATTTATCTACATCAAATGTTATGCAATCTACTAATAATTTTTTATTCATATTTATTATACTCCTTTTGTTGCAGTGTTTGTTGGTACAACAGGTGCAACTGGTGTTGCAGGAGCTTGTTGTTGTTTCTTCTTTACGGAAGGTGTAACAACTGCATTACCTAAAATTTTGATTTGGTATGGTGCTTTAACAAAGTATTCACTTTCTTTTTGTTTACCTTGTTCTCTACCTTTGACTACTATTACATATTTTTCATAGTAAAAATCAATACTTACACCAGAAACATTCACTATATAATCTTTTTCTGGTTGACCATATCCTTTTGATGCTCTTAATTGGACTTGTTTGTTTCCAATTTTGCTCATTATTTTGTTTTGAAAAGTTCCTTTGTTTTGTAAAGTAGATTGTGATACTCTAGTTTCAAAATCACTTAAATCAGATTTAGCATCATATAAATTTGGATCTTCTTGTCCTTGTTGTGTTTGTTGTGCGTTTGGATCTTGTTGTGGAACAGCTCCTGGTTCGGCAGCTTCATTTACTGGTTTTGCAAGAGTATATCCAAGAGCAGTAGCTACATCTGGTCTACCCTTTTTATTTTTAGAAACCCAAGTAGGAACTCTTGGTACACCGGCAGAACCTTCTCCACTACCTGCAGCAGCAGAAGTAGTAATTTCGTCCATTACTTGTTTAATTAATTCTTTGATTTTTTGTTTCAAAGATTCATCTGACTTAATAATTTCTTTGGCTTCGTTCATATTAAATTTGATTTTTGATTTCCTTTATCAATTCATATGATAACAATAGAACCATTACTTGATTGTCTTTAACGAGATTAAATTTTTTAACATTATCAAGTTGTTTTACAGTTTCATTAATTTTGATCTTAATGACATCATCAGAAATTTTATTGGTTAATTCAGCCAATTGTTTCTTAACATTAGTTACTTCACTGTCAATTAATGTTTTCAATGAATTTGTATTGCTTATACTATTAATATATTCTTTTAATAAATTCTTTTGGTTTGAATCCAAATCTTTATACTTTTCATTTAGAGATTCGACCAATATTTTATAACTCAAAAGACGAACTTCTTCGTTTTGTTGTTTATAAACATTAATCATTTCATCTTCGGTTTCTTTATTAACTTTTTTAATGCCACATAAATTTTCAACAATACAAGTTCTGGATGTAACAATTTCTTTTACATCAAACTTAGAATTTTTATCACCGTGATTTTCAAAAATTTTATATATTGAAGCTAAGACTTTATAATTCTTAATACTAGACTTAAATAAATCATTAATTGGATAAACATCTTTGATTTCTTTGATTAAATTATATTTTTCAGATGTTAATGACTTTTGATTTAGTTTGTCTCTTTGTTTTAAAACAATTTCAATATACTTTTCAGCTTGTGTTTCGTCTTTTGCAACTTCATTAACTAAAAAGTTATACAATTGTAACTCTTTGCCTAATTCTTTACTTTCAGAAAAGTATTTAAATAGAATATTCTTGGCAAAAGATTCGTCTTTTCCAGACAAAATATCTGATGTCACTTGTCGAGTGAGCAATTCAAACAATATTCCTGTGTTTCTAAACTTTGAATGCTTAGCTTTGTGCATATAATTTAATCTTCGTTATTTTATAAATATAGTAAATTTATAGTAAAAATCATTTTTAATATACTATTTACATGGATTATTCAATAATATTTTTTTCGTCTAACATCGATAGACTTTTTGTTTCATTTAAAAGTTCTGTTTTGATTTGAGAAGTAGTTTTTAAAAAGTCATTTAAACCCTCTAAACTCAATGGAGATTTGGTTTTGGAACCTTGTCTTAATGGATCAGTTTGAGATTGCGATACATTTTCTTTGCTTCCTAATGGATCATATCCAAACGCAATATCTTTTCTCTTTTTGTGAGATCCTTTTTGTGATGGTCTTTTATATGATCTAAGAGATTTTTCTGTTAATGCAGGAGCTTCACCACCACCAGTTTCACCTCCTGTTGTTTCACCTCCTGTTTCCGTTCCGGCCTCTGCACCACCTGTTTCAGTTCCACCAGCTTCACCTCCACCAGCTTCTGCACCAGTTTCACCTCCACCAGTGCCGCCTTCACCACCTTCTTCTGGTTTAATTTTATTGAATGGTTTAGCAGGATCAATACCTTCATCTTCAATTTGTTTGAATCTGTAAGATTGTTTAGCATCTTCAACCAAATCATTCTTTTGAATATCTACATCTTCTTCAGAAATCTTAAATACATTTTCATATATCCATTTCTTACTAAATAACTTAGTTTCCATCATATCTTTAGAAAGATTTACTTTGTCTTGCCAAATAGCAATCTTTTCTTTTTCAAAAATTACTGACGGATTAGTTAATTCTAATGTAAAATCAACCAATGATGCATCTTTATACCCTTGAGCATACAAATGTACCATTGCAATTTTGTTTAATTCACTGATCAAAATTCTTTGTACTCTGTTTACTGTCTTTGCAAATCTTACATCTTCACTTGCAAGTGTTGCCTTACCACTCAAATCTTCTTCATAACCCAAAAATGCCTTTGGTATCTTTAATGCAGCCAACATTTTGTTACGAAGATATTCAATATCATCAATACCATTAAATTCCATACCACTCAATGGTTCAATACTAGTACCACTATCACTACCACGAACTGGTAGATAAAAGTCTTCTACCATGTTTTGTAGATTAAAACGAAGATTATAATCGCCTGTTCTTTCATCAATGTATGGAACCTTTTTCATCTTGTCCATCAACTTTTGCATATATTGATCCACTTCAGATGGTGGAATATTACCTACATCAACCTTAAATATTCTCTTTTCTGGAGCACGCATTACACGGTGAATTAACATTGCATCTTCCATCAAAGATAATTGTTTCCAAACTCTTCTACCACCTTCAATAATACTTTTACCATATGGAATAAAATTACTATCACTCAACATTCTAAAATGAGCAACTTGATAGTTTTCTAATTCTTCTAATCTACCACCTTCTGGTAAATTAATTTGAAATTTTACATAGTTCTTATTTGTTAAATCACTATTTTCTACACGGGTAACATTGTATGCACTAATAGGTTCTACCATGTAGACACCATATTCTGGACTAATATACATTTTCAAATAGAAATCACCATACTTTACAAGATTTCTAGTCCAACTCCACATGTTAAATTCAATATTAAGAATATCATAGAACAAATTATAAAGAATTTGTTTGATGTTATCATTACTTGAATGAATTATTAATATTTCCCCCAATTCATTCTTAGTTACACATTCATCTGCGTAAATGTCCAATGCAGATGCAATGATTGGGTCCATATCCATTGTATCATAATCACGGAATAGTTCAATACGAGCAGCTTGATAACTTAAAGTGAAATCTCTGCTGTATTGATTATATGAAGATGTTCTAATTCTATTAAAACGATCTCTAAGCGTATTACGGTCAGTAGCATACATTACTTCATCTGTATCTACTACCTTTAATTTCTTACCACCTACATTACGAATTACCGCATCAGTGGAAAAAAGTCTCTTTAATTTAGAATATAAAGATCTTTGTTTTAATATTTGAAATTCTTCGTTTGCCATAGTTTTATATATATAAATATGTTACAATAACCAAGTTAGGTTTTCTTTTTTATCTGTTATTTTTCCTGTTGTCATTT